CACGCGCACAACTATTGAAAGAGCTGCTCCCAGGCTTGAACGCATTGTTCGGTTTAGAGTATGCACGTTACGGCGAAGAGCACAAAGAGATCTACGAAACAGAAACCTCTGAGCGTTCTTTTGAAGAAGAAACGAAACTGTCAGGTTTCTCTGCAGCACCTGTTAAAAACGAGGGTTCAGCCATCGCTTATGACAATGCTCAGGAAGCATGGACAACTCGCTATAACCACGAAACCATCGCCCTTGGTTTCTCGATCACTGAAGAAGCGATCGAAGATAACTTGTATGACTCTTTGTCTGCTCGTTATACCAAAGGCTTGGCTCGCGCCATGGCATACACCAAGCAAGTTAAAGCTGCTGCCGTTTTGAACAACGGCTTCAACGCAGCCTACACTGGCGGTGACGGACAGTCTTTGTTCTCTACTGCTCATCCCTTGGTGAATGGTGGTAACAACGCCAACACTCCTTCTACTCCTGCTGATTTGAACGAGACTTCTCTTGAGAATGCCGTTATTCAGATCGCTGCATGGACAGATGAGCGTGGCCTCTTGATCGCCGCTAAACCCAAGAAGTTGGTTGTTCCTCCTGCACTCATGTTCGTTGCAACTCGTTTGCTCGACACTGAATTGCGTGTTGGTACAAACAACAACGACATCAATGCAATTAAAAACAATGGTGCCGTTCCTGAAGGTTATACAGTTAACCACTTCTTGACCACACCTAATGCTTGGTTCTTGACCACAGACGTGCCAAACGGACTTAAACACTTCGTTCGTACACCTCTGCAAAACAGCATGGATGGTGACTTTGACACTGGTAACGTACGTTACAAGTCTCGTGAGCGTTACAGCTTCGGCTGGTCAGATCCATTGGGAATCTACGGTTCCTATTGATCGGAAAGGGGCCCCCAAAAGGGGCCCTTTTTTATTGTTGACAACACTAAAAAATAGTGTATATTGTGAGTGTCTGGGATTTTTTTCTCTTGTTGCGACTGGCCCAGCAGACGATGCAACGATTAACAAGAGACTTTTGCATAAGGAATTATCATGGCACGTTCCACGTTTTCTGGCCCAGTCATATCTGGTGACCAACGCTTTGGCCCCCTCCGTAACATCGGTTACACAGTTTTAGAGCAAGACGCTTACATTGACTTCGCTGTTACCACAGGTAGCGGTACACCCGGTTATGCTGGTGGTTCTGGTCAATTCGTCAACAGCAACACAATCCCCAATTTGCCTGGTCAGCTTTATACACCCCAAGCTGGTGTGTTTAGCGCTTCTGGCCCCACAACTGCAAATCCTCCCGCAGATACAGCTACTAACGTCTATCGTGGCGTTATCATGTATTTGCCACAGAATTGCCAGATTTTTGACTTTATTGTTGACATGCCAACAGTAATGTCAGGTATTACAGCAACTCCTACTGGGGTAAACCTGTATATTTCTAGCGGTATTACAGCAAACGGTGGTACTCCCACATACGCTTCTGTTGCCCTTGGAACGACAACTACAGGTTCTGCTGGTCGTCAAACCGTTACATATTCAGCAACTCAGTTGAATAACCTGTTGTCTACAACTCAAGACATCCAGAACCCCCAAGTTGGTACACAACCCGCATGGTTTTCTCAGTTGGTATTCACAGTTGGTATTGCTGCAGCATCTGGATTGACTGCTCCTACAGCAGGTCAATTTAATTTTGTCGTACGCTATGTACAACCTGATTTGAATATCGGTAACACTACAACTTACCCCTACGGTAACTTCGATTAATTTCCTGGGGGCTTCGGCCCCCATCTTTGAATTTAAAGGAGATTAATATGGCAAATGCTGCTTTATCGTCAATGACCCGCATGGGTAAATACGAGCCATTTGACTTGCAAGTTGCACGCGGGCAAGTTTATGGGCACTCAACACTGAGTCTTTTTGGGTATCAACCTTCAGTTGGTACAACTTCTATTCCCATTTGGGAAAATGCAACAACATATACCTACCCAGTTTCTGCTGCCGCAGTGACTATAGCGAGTAGTTCTGCATCTGATGTAGCACCTGCAGCCGTGCTGATTAATGGTTTGGATGCTAACTTTAACCCCATTTCAGAAGTTATTACGCTTACTGGTCAAACAGGCGTGGTAACTACAAAGTCGTATTTGCGGGTCAACAGTTTGTTTATGGTTGGCGTGGCCTCGGGTCAAACGTCAAATGTAGGTACGATTACTGCTAAAAATTCAGGCGGAACTGCGACTTACGCACAGATTAATGCGGCTATTGGTAAAAGCCAAAGCACCATTTACACTGTTCCAGCAGGGTACAGTTTTTATTTGGATCTCGCAGAAGCTAATACTTCTAACAGCTACACAGGTAGTACGATCGTTACTTACAGTGTGCAGGCTACCAATAATGTAACTGGAGTTACGATTAACGTTTTGCAACAACCTTTTGTCTCTATTTATACAGTTAATAGAGCTTCTGAACCATTTGTTTATACAGAAAAAACTGATGTTCAATGGCAGTTGAAAGCTAGTACAGGCACAATTGCTGCTGGTATTGTTATTGCTGGTAAGTTGATTAAGAATTCTGCTGATGCAGGAAGCACCTAATCATGGCAAAGTCACCAGCATGGCAACGCAAAGAAGGGAAGAATCCGAATGGCGGTCTAAACGCCAAAGGTCGTGCTTCAGCAAAGAAGGAGGGGATGAATTTAAAGCCTCCCCAACCCGAGGGCGGCTCAAGGAAAAAATCCTTTTGCGCAAGAATGTCAGGGATGAAGGCCAAGTTGACGTCAGAAAAGACGGCAAAAGACCCGAATTCAAGGATTAACAAATCACTAAGAGCATGGAAGTGTTAAATGGACACGACGATGTGGAATGCAGTTCTCTCTTTGCTTGTCGCCTTGCTAGGTTGGGTGTTGAGAGAGAAATCAGCAGAATTGCAACGCGTAACTATTTTGCTAAATCGGACGAGGGAAGAGATGGCAAAAGAGTATGTGAGCAGAGCCGAAGCCCATGCCGATATAGGCAGAGTGCTGGATCGGCTGGACCGGTTGGAAGCAAAGATTGATAGATTGATGGAGGCCCAGCATGCCCTCAACTAGCAAGAAGCAGCATAATTTCATGGAAGCAATTGCGCACAATGCGCAGTTTGCAAAGAAGGCTGGGGTACCCCAGTCAGTTGGTAAGGACTTTAGCGCCGCCGACAAGGGTAAAAAGTTTGGGAGCGGCGGAGTGTCCCGTCCGGATTTAGAAGGTGTTAACAAAGCCAAAACGAGACACGGCGCGATGGCTCTCTTTAAAGAAGGTGGACTTATGAAAAAGAAAATGGCTATGGGTGGCGGCGTTAAAGAAAAGAACGGCCTGACCACAGAGAAAATGGGCGCAGTTCGCACTGGCGCTCCTAGCAAAGACGGTATTGCTGAACGCGGCAAAACCAAAGGCACAGAAGTCAAAATGAATGGCAGTACCGGCATGAAAAAAGGCGGTATGGCTATGAAAAAAATGAAAAAATAAGGAGAACTTTATGAAGATGGATCATCCCCCACTCATGAAAGAAGAGACCCCCAAGCACATGCATCATGTGCACCATGTGGAAAAAAACCACAAGGCTGGAGGTCATGTTCATCATCACCACCACTATGGTCAGCACGCCGCTGGTCATATGAAAGAGCATGAAAAAGTTGAAAAACTTTGCGGCGGTGGAATGGGTAAATACAAATGAAAAAGAAAAAAATCTCTGGTGTTAGTCCAGCCCTTGTGCAAGCTATGATTGCGCGTAAAAACGCAGTAGCTCCTGCTGGTAATATGCCCGCAGAAGCACCAGCGGTTGGTCCCGCTGGAGGTCCACCTGCTGGGCCTATGCCCCAAGCTCAACCTGGTGCTGGTGGTCCACCCGCTATGCCTGGTATGAAAAAAGGTGGTTCAGCTCATTCCCGTGCTGATGGCTGTGCTGAGCGAGGTCATACAAAAGGTACTTACCTATGATGGCAAGTCGTGGCATGGGTGACATCAGCCCGTCAAAAATGCCTGGTAAAAAGACTATACATCGCAAGGATAAACCCCAAGATGTAGATATGTATAAGCGCGGCGGTGAAGTGTGGGACACACCTAACCCTGCGAAGAAACATAAAAAGCTGAACCCAGCCAAGAAAGCCGCAGCGAAAGCCGCAGCTAAACGGGCAGGGAGACCGTACCCTAACCTAATTGATAACATGAGGATGTCAAAATGAGTTTATTAGCCAGACTAGAAGCCGAAGCCGAGCATTTGTATCAATTGCTTGACCATATGGCAAACTTCCAACGTATAAACTATGGTGGAGTTCAATCCAAAACACAGGCGTTGTTAGATGATGTTAAAGCACATATGGATGCAACTAGAGCCCCAGATGCAGATCCTATGGTTCTCACCATTTATGGACCTGAAGGCGCTACTGTTAATAGCCCTATTGAGCCTGCTCCTGCTCCTGCTCCTGTGGACCCTGTACCTGCTCCTACGCCTGACGTGGTGCCTGCAGCACCAGCCGCAGTACAAGAACCTGCAGCACTTCCTGCAGCAACAGACACCACTGCACCAGCCGCAGTACAAGAACCTGCAGCAACAGGCACCACTGCACCAGCAGCTTAAAAAATGAGCTTAACACCCACGCCCGGTCAATATACCTCTGGTTCGTCTTCGTTCAATCTTCAACTGACAGAGTTGGTTGAGGAAGCATACGAGCGGGCCGGGCGTGAGTTACGCACAGGTTATGACTTGCGTACTGCAAGACGTAGCCTCAACATTATGTTTGCTGATTGGGCCAATAGAGGCATCAACATGTGGACGATTGAACCCGGGACAATCTCCTTGGTTCAGGGTCAAAACACTTACGCGCTTCCTAGCGATACGATTGATTTGCTTGAGCATGTGATTAGGACTGGGGCAAATGTTGCTTCAACCCAAGCAGACTTAACAATTACTCGTATCAGTGTTTCTACATACGCTACTATACCTAACAAGATTCAACAAGCTCGTCCAATTCAAGTTTGGATTCAAAGATACGATGCTGCTTCAACCCCAACCGACGGGTTATTGGTGAATAATGGGGTATCAACTACCCCCGGAATTACTGCGACTGACACCACCATTCAGTTATCTGCAGTTGATATGCTCCCCGCATCTGGGTTTATCCAGCTTGACAACGAGATTATCAACTACAGCTATATAGTAGGGACTACCCTATACAACTGTTTTAGAGGTCAAGCCAATACAACAGCCGCAGCACATACGGCTGGCGCTGTTGCAGTTTGGGCCCAACTCCCAGCCATTACTGTTTGGCCTACTCCTGACAATGCTCAGCAGTACACATTTGCCTACTGGAGACTGCGCAGAACTCAAGACGCATCCCAGTATGGTGGCTTGGTTATGGACGTACCTTTTAGATTTATTCCTTGCATGGCAGCAGGATTGGCTTACTATATTGCTCAAAAAATTCCCGAAGGTATGCCCCGTCTGCAAATGCTCAAAGCTGAGTATAACGAGGCGTGGGGTTTGGCTAGCGATGAAGATCGAGAAAAAGCCGCTGTTAGATTTGTACCAAGACAACAGTATATTGGTGGGTCGTAATGGGTAATAGATTTGCATCAGGTAAATGGGCAATCGCTGAGTGTGATCGGTGTGCGCAAAGGTATCTGTTGAAAGAACTTAGACGTGAGATCATAAAAACAAAAAATTATGATCTTTTGGTTTGCCCAGAATGTTGGGATCCTGACCATCCACAACTACAATTGGGTATGTACCCAGTTGATGATCCTCAAGGGTTGCGTAACCCAAGACCTGATCGCAGTTATGTGGTGTCTGGTACAAGCGGATTACAGATTGATACGCAGGTTAATCCAAACGATACATCAATCCTAGGTACGGGTACGAATGAAGGCGGTAGTCGAATTTTCCAATGGGGATGGAATCCAGTTGGTGGGTCTCAACTTTTTGACCGGGCTTTGACTCCAAACAATCTCGCCTTGACCGTTTCATTGGGTACAGTTACAGTTGCTATTACTTAGGAGTAAATCATGAAAAAACACGATGACGAAGCACAAGATAAAAAGCTTTTCAATAAGCTCATCAAAAAGGAAGAGAAAAAACTCGCTCCTAAAAAGATGGCAAAGGGTGGTGTAACAGGTCAACAAATGCGTGCAGTTGGACGCAATATGGCCCGCGCCAACAATCAAAGGGGTAGATAATGGGTAAGTTTAGCAAAAAAATGGGCGGTAAAGAAGTTGGTCAAGCCGACGTCTATGCCAAGCCCCATACTTCAGGGGGTAAAGACCTTGAAGAAAAAGACATTGGTTTTTCTGTTGAAATGCCAACCCGTAAGAACTGGACACCTTTGAACGGTACAGTTTCTATTGGGCACATGGACAACATTGAATCAACCGGTATTGAGACTCGCGGTAACGGTGCTGCTACCAAAGGCCGCATAGCTAGAGGACCGATGGCGTGACTTACACTGAACTTGTAACTGCAATACAGTCGTACACTGAGAATCAGTTTCCAGTCGTCTATTTGGCGGATGGAACAACTGAGTCTACTACTTCGCAGATTAACAGGTTCATTGAGCAAGCCGAACTAGGTATTTACAACACGATTCAGTTCCCCAGTTTAAGGTCTAGCAAAATAGGTACTTTAACTGCGGGGGTTGGGTATTTGTCTTGCCCAGATGACTTTTTGTCAGTGTATTCTTTGGCTGTATATCCAACCACAGGCCCTAATGCCAACACCTATACGTTTTTAATTAATAAAGATGTTAATTTTATACGTGAGGCTTACCCAAATACTGGGTCTCTTTACTATTCAATGCCGCAGTACTATGCGCTGTTTGGCCCCCAATCAAATAATATTAACGAGCTTAGTTTTATTCTTGGGCCAACTCCAGATCAAGCGTACGCTACTGAGTTAAATTATTACTACTACCCGCCATCAATTATCCAAGGTAATGTGACATCTTTGAATTTGGTCACGGCGGGTTCGGGGTACGTAAATGGAACTTATTATGACGTGCCTCTCACAGGTGGTAATGGTAACTCTTGTATTGCGATTATAAAAGTAACAGCCGGTGCTGTTGCATCTGTGACAGTTACCAGCGGTGGAGCTTTGTATATTGTTGGAGATACGTTGTCCGTAGCTTCATCATATATTGGAGCCAGCGGTTCAGGTTTTACCGCAAGTGTAATTAGTGTTGGTAATGCAACGGGTACTAGCTGGCTTGGGGATAATTTTGACTCTGTACTTTTGTATGGTTCTTTGGTTGAAGCATACACTTTCATGAAGGGCGAACAAGATTTGCTTGCTTTGTATGAGACTAAGTACAAAGAATCCCTTATGGAAGCTAAACGTCTTGGCGATGGCCTTGAAAGACAGGATGCCTACAGGTCTGGTCAATATCGTCAACCTGTTACCTGATAGGAACAAACAATGGCTTTTACGGGTAACTGGGTATGTAATACGTTTTTATCGGGCTTAATGAGTGGGGTGTATAACTTCAACACGGGCACGACGGAGACGTTTTACATTGCGTTGTACACCAACGCAGCAACACTCAACCAAAACACAACAGCATATACTTCCGTAGGTGAAGTGTCTGCAACAGGCTACACAGCAGGTGGTCAGTTATTGACCATCAACCAGGTACCAGCAGTAGATGTAAATACGCAGATTGCGTATATTTCATTTGCTAACGCTGTGTGGAATGGTGCTTTCACTGCAAGGGGAGCTTTGATATACTTAAAGAATGGAACAACAAACCCAACAGTTTGCGTTCTTGACTTTGGGTCTGATAAGACTTCGAACAGTACTTTCACGGTTCAATTTCCAGCGCCGACAAGTTCATCGGCAATCATTACAATTTCTTAAGGAGCTATCATGACTATCGAACATCAAGGATGCGGAGACTTTGCAGTTGCATCATATCAAGCAAATGCACAGATCGAAAATTCAGTGGGTATTGAAGGTTTTTGGACAATGACTTGTTTAGACGAAAACGGCGACGTTAAGTGGGAACAAGGGTTTGAGAACCAAGTCATGCAGGTTGGAAAAATCCTCATGATGAACACAACTTTGTATACTTCTTCAGGCTATACATTGACTGGTCCTTACCTTGGTTTGATTACTTCAAGCACAGGGTATTCACCTACAGACACAATGGCATCGCATTCTGACTGGGTGGAGTTTACTAACTACACTTACAGTGGTTCTGCTGTTCGTGCTACGATCGCTTGGAACTCAGGTGGTTCAACAGGTAACAACAGCACCACAGCAGGTTCTAACGTTGTGACTTTGTCCAACTCTTCAGCTCCCGCCGTGTACACCATCACAGGTGCTGGTGGTACAGTGACAGGTTGTTTCTTGGTGACGGGTTCAGGCGCTTCTAGTGCTCAAAGCTCGACCACAGGAACATTGTGGAGCGCTGGTGGATTTTCTACTGCTAAGACTACAACAGCAGGTGACACTGTAACTGTTACATACAACACAACAGCTACATCCTGATTGGGGTCTTGAATGGCTCTTCAACTTGCCGATAGAGTCCAAGTAACCAGCTCAACGTACACAACGAGTAGTTTTACTCTTGGGTCCGCTGTTGCTGGCTATCAAAGCTTTACCGCATTAACAAGCGGAAACACAACCTATTATGCGGCTACTGATGGTAGCGGCAATTGGGAGGTGGGACTCGGCACGTACACTACGGGCGCACTCGCGCGAACAACCATTCTTTCGTCCAGTAATTCTGGAAGCGTAGTTACATTTAGTGGAACAGTTAACGTATTTATTACATACCCTGCTGAGTACGCTATTTATACAGGTGGCCCTCTTGGTACACCCAGTTCAGGCACGCTAACTAATGCAACGGGTTTACCCATATCAAGTGGCGTATCTGGTTTGGGTACAGGCGTAGCAACCGCGCTAGCAGTTAACACAGGTTCTAGTGGTGCGTTTGTTGTCAATGGCGGTGCTTTGGGTACACCAAGCTCTGGAACACTTACAAACGCTTCAGGATTGCCTTTAACAACAGGTGTAACTGGAACTTTGCCAATTGCAAATGGTGGAACGGGTCAAATAACTGCTTCATCTGCTTTTAATGCTCTTTCACCAATCACCACTACGGGTGATTTGATCATTGGAAATGGTACAAACAGTGCAACAAAACTTGGAATTGGCACTAGCACTTACGTACTTACTTCAAACGGTACAACAGCGAGTTGGCAGCCAGCTTCTAGTAGCGGTGTATCTACTTTTTCTGCTGGGACAACAGGCTTTACCCCTAGTACTGCAACAAGTGGGGCAGTAACTCTTTCTGGTACTTTAAATACCGGAAACGGGGGTACAGGTTTAACTACGTTTACTGCTGCAAACTATGCCCTTTATTCAACATCCAGCTCAGCTTTAACAGCAGGTACTTTACCTGTTGCAGCAGGTGGTACTGGCACAACATCATTAACTGCAGGGTACATACCTTACGGTAATGGCACTTCACCTCATGCATCATCATCTGCATTTACCTATACATCAACAGGTTTATCTCTCACAGGATATACGGCAAATACCGCTACCAGCGTTGGTTGGTTAAACGTTGGTAGCGGTGGGTACAGCAATTCGTTTAGCGGTC